GATGGTGCGCGTGTCCATGAAGATCAGGTCGGCATTGCCCGACGACGTGCCGGGCGTCAGCGTGATTTCCGTCTTCGGAAGCGAATTGAAATCCGCGACCACGCTGGCAAGATCGTTCGTTCCGGCATAGGTGCCGCGCACCCAAGCGGTGATAACTGCATTGAGGCTGCTCATAGCGCGACTCCGTGTTCGATGGTCATTTCGATTTCAGCACTGTCGCCCGTCGGGATGATCGAGCGAATTTGGTAATATCGCCCGCGGTATGGGCCGTTGACGAACCCGACGCGATGCGAGGCATCGATCGCCCGCGAGATGGTGCAGGAGCGCACCGTCAAGGTGCCTGTGTCGGTGCTTTCGAGTTTGCCTGCGGCCACAGCCTCGCGCCCGAAGCGCGGCAGGAACGCCGCAGAACAAGACCACACCGGAACCCAATCCGCCTGTTCGTTGCCGTAGCCGTCCGATTTCAACTCGCGCCGCTCAAAGGTGACGCGGTGCTGATAGGCGCCATATCCAAGCATCAGCCGAGACGCCTTGTCTTGAAGGGGGCCACGAGCGCGGAATAAGCCGGCATGTCATCGATTTTGCCGGCGCGACCCTCGTAGAGATGCGCCACATGCAGATGGATGGCATAGCGCAGAGAAGCGGGAACATCGGAGGCAGCCGAACCATAGCCGTAGACCGCGGTTACCTGCACCGCGCTTGGCGTCTCATTCGTGGTCGGCCAAGAATAGTCATCGTCGAGATAGACATGCGCGCCATGCGCAGTGGTCACCAGCGAATACCAGCCAGAGGTCAGCGTCTGCAGGTTCCCGTCGCCGTCGATGTATTTTACATGAGTGACGGACGAAGCCGGCAAAAGCGGCAACTTGATCCACTGGCAGCCCGGGAACGCCGAGAAATCGGCGCGCCACGTCTGCGAGATCAGGCAGCGGCCAAGGATCCCGGCATACCCGTCAAGATATCCCGTCGCGACGCCGATAAGGGTCTCGATAAGCCCGTCATCGTCCTCGTGCTCGACGCGAAGTGTAACCTTTGCCTCGGCGACCGTGACGGGGCTCAGCGCTGGCGCCACTGTCCGAACCGGCATCAACGGCATGATCGGTGTCGGGATCAGCATCGGGAATTTGCTCCTCGACCGGATCGGCCGTCTCGATGATTTCCGCGGCCTTGCGGCGCAACCACCGCTCGGCGAACGCCGGCTCGAATTCGTGTTCCGAGCCGGCCTCGTAGATGGGACCGCGTCCGCGGCCCTCGGACTCGTATTGCACGGTCCTTGTGAAGCGAACGCGGGTCATGGCGTCAATCCGTCAGGTAGGTCAGGGGCGGATTGGTCTTGCTGCCCCACAGGATGCACGCCACCGCGCCAAGCTGCGCGTTGGTGCCAACGTCCGAGACGGCGATGCCGACGCAGTCGAAGCCGTTGTCGGTGTCGAGTTCATCGGCGCCGAACTCGATCGCGATGACCGACAGTTCTTCGGCGTTCGTCGCGCTCGACCAGGTGTTGCCAGCCGACTGCGTTTCCAGCGTCCACGTGCCCGGAAGGGTGGACGCATGGCGCTTGGTGTAGATTTCGGTGAAGTTCAAAGCCTTCGCCGAAGTGCCGGCAACCGCGGTCGCCTGCGTAACGGTGAAGGTAGGATCGTCACCCGCCGTCCCGATCGCCTTCAGGATCAGGAAGGTGCACTTCTCGTAGTTCTTCATGCTCACGTACGTGGCAGAAGTCGCGGTCTGAAGGTCCTTGACCGCGAAGATATGGACGTTCGCCTGTTCGGCGAAGAGCGCATTGAGGTTCATTGGTCTGTCTCCGACCAGGGAAGGGGGATGCGGGCGGCGGAACCGCCCGCGCTAGCCTCAGCGGGCCGCGAGCGCGACGAAGGGCGACGAAACCTGCGAGCCGTCACGAGCAGCGACGGTGGAATTCCACCACGGCTGACCGCCCATGCGCAGCGTGAACTTGAACGCCGTCAGGTCCTGGTCGAACCACAGATGGATCGAAGTCTGGGACTTCACGCCGCCGGCCTTCACGAGTGCGAGGTACTGCGAGAAGTCGACAAGCATGATGTCGCCGACATCGCCAACGGTCTCGCACACTTGATGCGGGATCACCGGACGGCCAAGGAGCATGCCGTACTGGCTGTTGGACAGCCCGCCCGGGGGCATGTAGACCGGCATCTGGCCGACCGTCATGAGCGGAAGCTGGGGCTCGGCGTCCGGGTGGATCAGCCAGACCGCCGTCTGCCGCGACTGGATGGGCATGCAGGAGAACATCTTCAGGACGTTCGCGGCGACAATGGTATCGGCAGTCTGGCCGGACTCGGCAGCCTGCGTGACCAGGGCACCGGAGTTCAGGAACCCGAGCGGCTGCCCGACGCCATTCCCGCGAACGATCGCATTCGAAATCTTGAAGTCGATCTTCTCCGCCGCCTTGCGGGCGACATAGGAGCCCATGGCCGGGGCGTCCTCCAGAAGCTCCTCGGTGACAGGGACCAGAGCCGCGAGCTTGTGCAAGCGGATGGTGTTGTCGCCGAGCTTGGGCTTCGTCTGCGTCATCGCCGACGCTTCCGACTCCCAATAGGCCTGAATGCCATCAGAGCCCCACGGCGTGGTGCTGTCCGACGGATAGGTCATCGAGTTTCCGGAAGCCGTCATCTGGTCACAGCGCGAGAACAGGCTATCCTGTCCAAGGGCCCGCTCCATGATGGTGGCGCGGTATTCGGGCGGCACGGCAAATCCGCCGTCAGCGCCGGAGCCCTCGTTGCCGTAGGTCGATGCCGTGGCAGCCATCAGACGGCCATCGGTCTCGCCGCCGCGCACGCCGGCCGCCTTGACGGCAGCGACGAACTCGCCGAAGTGTCGGAACCCGAAGGTTGCGGACTGGCGCGCGGTCGGGCCGAGCACCTGCGCACGCGGACGCTCGGAAACGGTCTCACTGGCGCGGGAGCGCTCCGCACGAGCCTGCGGGCGCCCGCCCGTATCGTCGTCGAAGGCCTCGGCGTCGGGAACGGTGCGGCGGCCTGCCGACGCCCGCAGTTCAGAAGCCTGCGCAATGGCGCGTTCGCGCCGGTCGATGTCGGCCTTGAGCCGATCGAACTCGGCCGTGTTGTCGTCGATCTGCTTTGCCTCTTCTGTGTCGAGGTCGCGCTTTTCGGCGTCAGCACGCGCAAGGATCGCCTGCGAGTCAGCGACAAGCTCTTCCTGCCGCTCACGGTACTGCATGATAATAGCGTCCATTGACATCTCCTGTCTGGACTGTTTCGCCTGACGCGGTCGTCGGAGCGGCGCTTACGCCGACCGCGCCGCAGGCCTCTTCGTGATCAGGTGCGCGCGCATCTGAGTCACAGCGGATACCGCCGCCTGGCGCCGAGGGCCCAGGACGGTCGGCAAATTTCGGAACGCAAACCTCTTGGGGTCAGCCTTGGCAGCAATCGCCATGTTCGGGGCGATGCTGTCCGCAAAGCCGTTGTCGACCGCCTCTTGAGCGGTCATCCATGTTTCGACGCGCATCAAGTCGCGACACTGCGTCGAAGATTTCTTGGTCCGGGCAGAATAAATCGACGCCATCGCCTCGGAGGTCGCATCAAGACGCTCGGCCGTCGCCCTAAGCTCATCAGCGTTGCCAGCCGCGAAGGTCCATGCGTCGTGGATCATAAGGAAGCCGGCTTGAGCGATCTCGATTTTATTTCCGGCCATAGCGATGATTGAGGCAGCGGACGCCGCCACCCCATCCACAAAGACATTCACGCTGGCGTCAAAGTTCACGACCTGCCGATAAATGGCGAGGCCTTCAAACACGTCGCCGCCATACGAATTGATCCGGACATCAAGCGTCGAGACCTTGCCGACCGCCTTGAGATCAGCTGCGACCCGAGAAGCCGTTACCCCGTCGTCAACCCACCCCGACCCGATGTCGCCGTAGATCAGCATTTCAGCGCGGCCGGCGGCGCGCACGGAGAGGCGATAGCTGCTCATGGCGCGGGGGGCTCCGTCGTCTGGGTCTGTGCTGGGGCCGGGAGAACCGGGGTTGCAGGCGCAGGCTCGGCGCCGATCCGATCAAGCGGCACATACTGAGCCTGCATGACGCGGATATCGCCTTCCGGGCCAATCGTGTTTTCACCTTCGCGGCGCAAGATATCGTTGACGCTATAGGCGCCAATTTCGCGCATCGTTTTGTAGAATGCAGACCGGCTTTGCGCGTCACCGCGCATCAAAGCCTTCTCGTCCATGTTCGTGTAGTAGCTATTCCGATTCTCAAACCCGAACAACTTGAAATCAGCTTCCTCTTCGAACCTCTTAACCCAAGGCATCACCGAGTCGGTCACAACCTCGATCGACTGATGTTCAATGTTCGAAAACGTCGCCCGTAGAAGGTGCTGCACCTTGTGCGGAGGGACGCCAAACCAGCGGCATACTTCCTCGACAAGATGCTGATTGGTCTCAATGAACTGTGATTTTTCCGGGTCGGTCTGAACCGACTTGAATTCCATGTCCGCGTCGAGCGGGACGACCTTGTTTGCTTTGCCGGGCCCCTTGTACAGTTTCTCCATCTCGGCCATCAGGATGTCGAGCGCTTCCGGCGACATCGCCTTCTTCATCTGGATCACGCCAGAAACGTTCAGCCCATTGCCGAAGAATGCGGCCCCGAACAACTGCGCGGCCCGCGCCCAGCCGATCGACTGTGCCGCATAGTCCATCACGTTGACGCCGACCGGGCCTTCGCCAAACCCGCGCACGTGGAACACGTCCATCATGCCGAGATAGGCGATGCCGGCGGCCCCGTTGTTGATCTGATAGACCAGTTGCCCGGTCACCAAGTCGCGAGTGACCTCGACCCGTTCCGGGTGGATTGGGTGCATCCACAAGGGGCGCCCGG